AATCCGATACAGGTACATGCCACCGCGCGGGTCGGCCCACCCCATCAATTGCAAATGATTCCCGTTTGCATCCGGTCGCGGCGTTGTGGGCAATCGGCCACGACCCACGACGCCCGCAAGCTCTCAGCCAGGACGCATGCGCGCCGCGTGGCCGCGTGGTTCTGTGGGCAATGTGGGCAATCGAAAACAAATTGCCCACATTGCCCACAAACTTGGGGGCGTGGGCATTTGTGGGCAATGTGGGCAATTAAAACGTTGCCCACCAAGGTCGCTAAGCGTCTACAGTTATTCCTTACAGATTATATACTGTACGCCTATACAGTACATATAATTTTTATACTGTTAAATAAAAACCATTACCCACATTACCCACAACGTACGAATCCATCTATTTTTCTAGTCACTTGCGCGTGGGCAATTTGTCTCGATTCGATTGCCCACCGAATGACCCACATTGCCCACACCTTGCCGCTGTCCGCAGAATGGTCGTGTTCTGCTATTTGTAAGAAAATGCTTTACACACTTGCGGCGCTGTGGTCTACTGTACTTGTCGATTCACTAAACAGAGGTACACGCCATGCAACCACGAATCAAAATGTATCGGAATGACTGGTCGGCCATGCTCGAAAAAGCTGGCATGTGGTACTGCGTACAGGTGCGCAATGCCGCCGGCGATATTCACGACAAGGTGCGCTGTGATGACTACCGCATGGCGCTCGACTACTGGCGCGCCTTTAACGCCATTGCGAGGGCTGCAAAATGACTCGCTACTCCCACGCCCTCGCCGCGATCGCTTTACCTTGTCTCATTCTGGCCCCGTTCGTTGCCGCCGATGTTCACATGCAAGTGTGGGCAGTCGGCACCGGCACGGCGCTCGCCGCTGTCATCTTTCGCCTTGCAAACGATTGACCGACTACCGTAAACTAAACTCTGACAATCAACTACACTAAAGGACACTCAACCATGTACACACTTACTGTCTCTCTCGCCACCCTGCGCGCCGCCCGTACCCACGCCGCCGAAAAAGACGTTCGTTATTACTTGCAAGGCGTCTATCTGGACACTGTGGCCGGCAAGGTAGTTGCTACCGACGGGCATCGCCTGTTCGTTGCCAACGCGCGCGGCGTCAAGTCCAACTATCCGGCTGTCATCGTGCCTAACGAAACGATCGACGCGGCGCTAAAGCAATTCACGGGCGAGTATGCACGCGGCAAGTCACTCGGCGCCGTAGACGTGACCGTGACGATCGACGACAACCATATAGCCATCGGTACACCCACGGGCTCAGTCACGGGCAAGGCGCTCGACGGCCGGTTCCCGGAGTGGCGCCGTGTGGTGCCCAAAGCTGAAGACGTAGGCGATCAGGTGCCGGCTGTGCTTAACACTCAGTACCTTGCCGACGCATGCGAGGCGCTCTCGATCGCGCGCAACCTGTCCAAAAAGGCCGCGAGTCAACACGCCATCCGTATCCACATGCGCGGCGAGTTCCCGACCGTTGTTACGGACAATACGATCGGCGTATTGGCGCTCGTTATGCCCATGCGCAACGACCTCGGCGCTGACGTGGCGCGCATGGCGTGCCGCATGGCGCACGACGACGCCCTCGCCTACAGCGCCGAGACGGCCGCCGACGTGGCCGCCGAGGCCGCCTAACCATCACACCACACGGGCGGCGCCCATGGCCGCCCACACTTAACTACACTGGAGTACACGACCATGCAAGCCATTCGCACCCGATACCACGGCCCCACCAACTCGCGCGGCTCGCGCATCATCGCCAAGTGTGAAGGCGGCTCGATCACGATGCCGTATGACCACGCGCAGAATTTAGAGGGCAACCATGCCGCCGCTGCGCGGCTCCTGCTGGAGCGCATGGGTTGGCCTAACGTCTATTTCGGCGGCGTGTTCGACCGTGACTATTACTGGGTATCCGAAACGACGTGGGCTAAATCGCGCGCCCGTGACTATGCAATGGCAAAGTCGGAGGCCGCCTAACATGGACAGCCAACGCTACGTAGTCCTGACACTTGTCGGCCACCATTACGAAAACGTCTGGGAGCTCGACGGCGAGCCGGAAGTATTCGAGAGCGCCGGCGAGGCTGAGGCCGCACTGGCTGAACACTTGCGCGAGTGCCAATGGGCCGTAGACGCCGGGCACCTCGACACCATGCCAACGCGCGACCAATTCCACGTCGCGCCGTACGTAGGCGAGGTGGCCGCATGAGTAGCTACCGCGACGCTATCGAGCGTTACATGGATGAAGGTCTACGCCGCCACGCCGCCGAAATCGAGGCGGCGTTGGATGACATCGGCCAACAACCAAAGCGCCGGCGGGGGTGGATAGACCCCCGCGATCCTGCCTATCCTTTTGACGATGAAGATGAGACAACTAACCAACCAACTGGAGACAATAGACTATGAAAACTGCAATCATCACGGCCGTACTGGCCGCTACCCTCACCACGACCGCCCACGCTGATACGTTCGCTACTGCGGCCGTTAAAGGTGAGCCCAAGGGTAAGACGATCCTCACGACCGACGCATGCGCACTGGCGCTCGACGCTGTGGCGCTAGGCACCACAGCCGGCAACCTTGCCGGCATGCGCCGCGCGTTTTACTACACAGACGCCGGCGCCACCGAGGAGGGCTGCTGGAGGCACGACGCGGGTACGGTACTGCTAGCGTGGCCGGCGTCTAAGCTGCTGCGCCGTTGGCCCATCGCCAACTTCAAGCTCGCAGAGCGCAAGGACAACGCGTGGAAGGTGCTGCGATGAGCGGCAAGCGTTGGGTGATCCAGTACACCATCGGCGGCCCTGAGTACGAGGGCCGCTATCTAACACTCGACCGCGACGCTGAGGGCGCCTACACGGGCACGTCACGCCCGGTCGAGCGTGTCGAGGACGCGCTACGCATGACGCAGAGTCAAGCCGACGCGATCGTAGCGTTGGCCTTGGGTTGCAAGGCGATCGAGCTACCCGAGGGCGTCGCGTGATCCGTTGGCTCGACTGGCTGAGGGGCGTGCTGCACCGGCTCGACGCCGCACGGCGTGACGAGTGGCGCCGCGTGCCGCCCCCGAACTGGGCGTGCAGTCGGCGGCGTTGGGGTGGTGACTACTGGTGAGGACCATAACTATGGACATACGCATGACGTTCGATGAGTGGGACGCGTTCCAACGTGACATGGGCCGGCCGGCTGATCCATTTGAGAGTAAGCCGCCTATAGACCCCGAGACCATGTACCGAGAGCCCGAGAGCCGCTTGGAGCGCACCTGTAGGCTGACTAAAGAGGAGCTCGACGCGGTAATGGCTGAGTTCAACGCGTGGCCCTATGGGAGCGACAGTACGCACGCCGAGGCTGACAGTACGCCGGATGCGATCAACCCCGACCATTACAAGGTCGGCGGTATTGAGACGATCGACTACATGCGCGCAAAGAGTACGCCCGAGGAGTTCGAGGGCTACTTGCGCCTATCGGCGCTCAAGTACTTGAGCCGCGTCGGCCATAAGCACGGCGACCACGACGCCGCGCGCGCTGAGGAGTACCGCAAGGCGCTTTGGTTTATTGATCGCCTGGTGCGAGAGGTGGAGCGATGACCCGCGACGACATCATCCTACTGGCGCGAGAGGCTCTAGGCAAGCCGGAACCTAGTGCTTTTGTTAAACCCGGCATAAAAGTTGGAGTTAGAACCCAATGAAGGAACAAGAAGTGCTTATTTTGATTACGAAGGCAGCGGAAGCTGAAAAAGCCGACGATGCTTTGAAGTTTTCACAGGCAGCGTGTAACGCCGCAAACGCGCTATGTGCGTTAGCCTCAGCGAAAACTATTAAAAGCTCGTAACAACGGGGGGCCGCCGGGGATTGCTCGGTGGCCTCTTTGTTACAGATTAAAAAGGAACATACCATGACCCGCGACCACATAAACATGCTTCTGAACGTAGCCATTACCGCAAGCAACACGCAGGTATGGACTATTACTCAGGAACAGTTAGAACGCTTCGCCGCCCTTGTTGCCGCAGCCGAGCGGGAGGCGTGTGCGAAGGTGTGTGAGAAAGCCGTGCAATACAACCTAGACGATGCCGATGTAGCGTATGCGTTTGCAGACGCCATTCGTGCGAGAGATATGCCATGACCGACAACCTAACGCGCGATGACTATGGCCGCGTGGTGAAGCTTTACACGGAAGCAGTATACAAGCTGCTGCATTACGAGGCGGCGCTGCATACGATCGCCAATATGAGCCGCGATCAGTGCGAGGACGCGCACGCGATCGCCAGGCGCGCGCTGCAACGGGTAGACCGTGGCGCGGACAACACTCACTGACTGGTGGGTCCGGCGCATGTGGCGCTGGATCGACGTGGCGCGCAAGGACGTGCGCCAAGGCCGAGGGCGGCGCTACAAGGCGCCGACCGCCTTGCAGGCCACCACAGCCCGTTACAATCAACTAAAGGCCAATAAGCGTGACGTACTTACTCTTGACTATCGGCGCCGCCATCCTCGTTGACTGGCTACTTGACGACTGACAATGCAGGCGCCTTGTCTTCGGCCATGTGCCGGAGCTCCGACTTCGTGAGGCTCGCAAACTGCGGATGGCAGAACACATGCTTACGGGTCGGCCACTCGCGCGAGTGCAAGCGCCCACAATCGACCCACTCGGCCTCGCGTAGCGCGTGCATGAGCGCGGGTGATACGACCTTGACGCCTGAAGGCGCAAGGCCTTGCAGCCGGTCACAGATGGCATAGAACGGCGAGGCGATCACGCCCTTGGCAAAGTCACCCTGCCGCGTGCGGATCATCTCGACTAGGAACGACTCGGCCGTGCTCATGGCCGACTCGATCATAATCATCTTCGCCTCAGTCATCGGCGGTGCGGCGCCGGGGTTGAAGGCCGACACGTCACGGGCATCAAGCCACGCGGCGACGGATTCAAAGCCGCCGGACTTGTACCACGCCCAGATGTGCTCGGCGTCTTCGGGGCGCATGCGCTCGGCCTCAGACCACACGACGAACCAGCGGCGATCGTCTCGCGGTAGGCTGATCGCTGCGCGCTCGTTTGAGAACGACAGTACGAACACACGATTAAGCGCGTCGTACGGATGCATGCCCTTACGGTTGACCGACAGTAGTTCAGGCGGCGCGGCGATTACGGGCTTTAGACTATTCTCAAGCGCGCGACGGTCTTTGGCCTCGGCCTGTCTGAGTTCATTGATAACGATAACTTCAGACTCCAGCGCATAGCCCCACTGCGAATTTAATTCCTCGTTCTTGACGATGGCCACGTTAACGTGCGTGTTGCCACCGATCGACCACAGGAACGGCGCCCAGAGCGTGTCCTTGCCACTGCCAGGGCGGCCGGCGTGCAGCACGGCGTGGTTGATCTTTTTCTCGGGGTGCTGGCGCTTGTAGGCCATAACGTTAAGCACATGCTCGCGCTCAATAGGGTCGGGGATCATGCGCTCGGCGTGCTGTAGCCAGATGGATACGTCGCCCTCGGCGGCGGTCGGCCGCGCGTCGCGCCAGCGGTTGCCGTAGACGAGGCCGTTGCGTGAGACAAGGATCGACTCGCCAGCGGCGAACGTAACGCCGACCAACGAGTGAGCGCCCATCGCCTGACGGTTCTCGTCAAAGCAGATGGAGGCTTCAATGTTGCGGTTCGAGCGGATGCTGCGGCACGGGATGTGACGGAACAGCGCGTTAAACGTCTGCCGGCTGATCTCGCGGCGGTCGATCATGTCAAAGTAACTGTCATCGTCTTGGATGTAGGCAAAGCGTTCGTACCATTGCGATCGCTCGACGCGCCCAAGCTCGCGGCGCTCAACCTCCTCGATCACCTTGGCGGCTTCGTCGGGATACTCAGTAGTGGGAGTAATTTTACTCAACGCGGCCTCCATCTTCTTTGCGAGCAGGTCATCGCGCAGACCATAGCCCGTCTTGGGGCCGCCCTCGGCCTCGACCCATCGCAAAAACTTCTCGCTGTTCCAGTCACCACAGTGACCGTGGAAGCAGGTGTAGCTACGCC